TTAGACAGGCTTTATAGGCCAAGTGATTGCCTTAAAACCTTGCTCATCACTAACGCAGGTAAAGCTCAACGCCTTCACTTTGCGAATGTACTCCATCCACCGTGACAGGCTGGCCTTGTCTGCTTCAGGAAGTGCACCAAGCATCAACTCAACACGCCAGTCCGACGTTACGCTATGAGCTTGTGATAGCAGCATCTGACGCCGTGCTTCAGCTTGCGCACGCCAGTCGATTGTCGGTTCGATCAACTTAGGTTGTCCCATTTCATCCGCAGTAATGATTCTCCCGTCTGCCTGCCCTTCAATTAATACGTGATAGAGTTCATCACTGATTGGTGTTACATCATCAGGCCATGTACCGGAAGCGCGATAATCATTCTCCAGCGCTGCCGCAAAAAAGGCGTTTAATTTTGGGCTGTAATAATAAGAAGGCATGTCCGTTAATAACCTATAGCCAGAAAGTAAGAGCTAACTTCGCCAGAGCCCGCAATGTAATTAAACCGGGTGCGGTCGACCGGCTGGCAAAATACGTTTTGATCGGTGAAATGCCCGCCCCATATCACCGTCAAATTTGTACAAAGGGCCGCATTAGGAAATGCAATCGGGTAAGCGATACTTGTCGAATCGGCAGAGCGTTTAGCCACGCCCCACTGAATAATCAACCCGGTCGAGGTGTCTTTATACCAGCCGCTTGAGGCGCGATTCGCGGTGTTCTTCGCCTGATAACGGGCGTCAAAATTCGCATAGTTACCGGGGATAAGCTGCCCCGGACACGTATAGTTGCCGCTTGTATCCCATTCGTGTCGATAGGTATGGCCGCTTCCGTCGATCATATGTAGGCACCAGGAAAGCTTGCCATTATCACATAGTGATCCGTAAGAAAAAGACCATGCGGCCTTGTTGGTTATCGTCGCTTTCTGTTTCAGAAGCGGATGAAACTCGCTAACACCAGTGGTGTTAAACGTCTCATAGAAAGCAGCTCCTGTTGCAAATTGGGCAGAGAATGCATATGAGCCTACATAACCTGACTGAACGCCTTTATCTGCCTGAATCGTACTGGCGACATATAACGGTGTGCCAATGGAAACATTTCCTTTTGCAAGATCCACGCGAAACGGGCGAAGGCCGTTATAACTTCCGTAAGGGTCACCATTATCAGTGAGCATCAGGTACAGATTTGCGCTGTCATTACGCCAGAACGCGCCATAACCGCCATAAGCGATGCGAAAGCCATTAGGGGTGCTTGATTGCACCTCCCCGGTCGTGCGCAACGGCCCGGTAATATCGGTGCTTCCCGTTATTGGAATGGCTCCCACGTCGCTCGCCTTTAAGCTGTCTTTTAACGCCAGCTCGCCGAGACCGAGGTTTTTCCGCGCCTGCTCGACGTCGTCGACGTCTGAAAGATTGTTCTTAATCAGAAGCGCCAGCTCATGCTTTGCCTGAATCATCTTGTTGATGGCGGCGGAGAGCTGCGCGCGGTCGCTTTTTTTAAGCTGAATCCCGGCTCCCTCGATAACGGCGCAAATCTCCTCCTGAACCGAATCGAAAAAGGTCTCGTCGAGCTGTGTCGCCGGAATGCCGAGCGTCGGATCGCCAGCCGTGAAGCCGTTTTTACCCGCGCCGAATTTGCCCTCTTGTGCTGTGGGGGTGTCTATACGATGCAAAGTAATTACCTCATAAAAAACCCGCCGAGCGGGGTTAACTGTGAAACGAAGCGCTTTATTCCGTGTACGCGAACACGACTTCGGTATGAGAGGGGGCGACCTTGTTAATCACACATTCAACGACCGTATCACCCCAGGTGCGGAGGCTGTCCACGCAACTTGATGCGCATGTCATGACGTCAATCGTCGCGAGCGTCGGAATATTCACCTGCCACAAATAGCGGTAGTCGTCGTCTGTGGCGATATCCGGGCGTGGGTTGTCGGCCTCGTTTTGATACTGCGTAATCGAAACAGACTGATAGCCGAGCGCATCGAGCTGTCGCCGGTAAAACGCCTCGTTAATGCCGCCGTAACCGTTGACCTTTGCCGCCAGTCGCCGCTGTCGCTGCGAGAGGGTTTGCGTTTCCTCGATGGTGCATTCATCAGGTAACCCGCATAACGCCTCGTAACGGTCGAGGAGCTGCACCGCCGCTCCCGGATCAATCTCGCGCATTAATGCCGACGATTGCGCATGTACCCGCGCCAGAGACGGCGCGAGCCCTTCGAGGAGGGGATTATTCCCCTCCCAGGCGGGGCCAGGCGGTAAAAGCCGTTTTAACAGGCGGGTATATTCGTCCTCTACAGCCACGTAACCTCCTCAATATCGAGATAGGAGTTATCCGTCGCGGTCTTGCCTTTGTACTCGACAGTAACCCGGACATGAACTGTCCCCGGAGCGATGCCGGTTGCTTTCACACCGCTGTTATCTGCACTCGGGGTAATGACGCAAAGTGTCGACGGGTCAGGCTCGCCCTCGCCTGCCGGGACAAAATCCCAGGTGATGTTAACCCCATCCAGCGACGGCAGATTCTCAGGCGTGAAGGTGGCGGTCGCGAATGCGTCCGGGCTGGCCGGCAGCGTGACGGGGTTCGGTGAGAACGAGCTCAGGGAGACATCTATTTCGATGTCAGATTCGTTATAGTTCGACCAGGTGATCTCCCCGATAACCGGCAACTCATAGGTGCCGAGCTCTACGTCTTTCGCTGGCGAAATCAGGCGGTGCGCGAACTGGTCAGTTGCCAGGCTGATCGCCTCACTGATACGCGAAAGATAAATCTTTCCTGACGGCTCGCCATCCCTGAACAGCGCAGATTTAATCTCTTTCGTCACCGCTGCCCTTATTGCCGGAGTATCTTTCGCAAGCGCGATTTCGAAGTCGATTTTTCTCAGCGTCGGCGGGAACACAAACAAGCCTGAACCGGCCACCGGCGCAAGCGGCAGAATGTACTGTTTAACCGCTTCGATTAGCGTCTCATCCGGCACCGGATTGTCTAAATCGCTGTTAGCAGGCATCACGCCAACCGTCCCGCGTCCGGCATGATGGCGGAACACCCAGGCGCGGGTGATCCCCGCGACGTCGGTCGCCCATATCCGGTAATCGGCATCCGCGCCGCCCTGCGGCGTGTAGTACCAGCGAGCCATTATTCGCGAGCGCCAGTCCTCCAGCGCTTCTAAATCTGTCCCGCCCTCAACCGACTCCGCATAGCCCGTCGAGGAGAGGCCCGCGACCGGCGTCATCAGGCGGAGCGGCGTTTTGTCATCGAGATTTCCGCCTGTCCCCGCATCAACCGCTTCTACAGGCGCACGGAGAACCCCCTCATCGTTGACGGTCGCGTCTGCGGTCGTTACATACTGCTTTTGCTCGTCAGTCTGCATTTCCGTCCCGGCGGGCAGCGTGATCCCGGACGACACGCTCTCCCATCGCGCATAACCGCCCGCCGTGGTTGGTTGTTTGCGTGGGACTTGTTTCAGATTCCCGTGTCGCGAAAGCCATTCCTCATCCGCAAGGTCAGGAAGCATGTTTCGCGCCAGATAGTCGAGATAGCCATAAAGCGTGTGAACGGCAGCCGCCATCACGCGCGAATAGACTTCTGCATCAAGGCGACGGAGGACGACGTCCGTCTCAAATCGCGTGAGTAAATCACTTCTGATTGTGGCGATCAGATTTGGCAAATCTGGACGCGAGAAGCCGGAGTCAGCCATTTAACACCTCCTGCCATATGTCATCGAAAATAATTGCGTGTTTGCTGCCGTCCCGCTGCCAGATAACAACTTCCAGTTGAAGCGAGTTAATCCCGGTTCGGGTGGCGGCCACGTCGACGCGCGCGGCGACGCCGTCCTCCTCCATCCAGGCGAGCGCTTGGCGGGCGTAATCCTTCGCGCGCGTCGCGGTTGCGTTGGTGAGTTTGCTACGTTGCAGCAGGTACAGGCGGGAGCCAATCCGGTCGTTCTCCACACTCGGGTAAGTGTCACCCCACCACCCGAAAGGCTGCCCGGTTTCGTCGTCCGTCTCAGCGCGTCGCCAAGAAAAAAGCGAAATGATCACGGAACGAGTAAGGTCGTCGAAATAGTCGGTCGACTCTTTCAGTAATCCATTTACAAAGATGATCATGCGTTACCCCATAGAGGCAGAAGGGCCGGTCGTTTCTGCGGTTTCGCCCCGTGCGGTGTGCGTGTGTCCGTTATATGTGGTGCGGATAGCCGACATGGTGCCGACGCCGTCGGACACCTCGCCAGCCGCTGAAAAGTCCCCGCTTGTTGTGATGGTCGGCGTCGTGAATGAGACGCCGGAGGATGCATTCACGACGAGCTGCGGCGCGTTGAGCGAGATTTTCGACTCAGCATTAACCACAAGCTCGGATGTCGTTATCTCGGTAACGCGCCCGCGCTTGAGAACAATCGAGTCGCCCTCGTCAGTGTAGATAGCCACCTCGCCAGACTTGAGCCCTTTCAGCCGGTAACGCCGGTCAGCAACAGAGATAACAACGCCGTGAGAACGGTCGCCCGACGGGAACAGGACAACCGCCTCCGCGCCTGCGTGTGCGGTTGACGTGAAGCCGTAAGGCTCGATGTATTCGACGTTCTCTTTCGTTTCACCGGCAATCAGTTTTAACCCTGCCGCCTGGCATTTTCTGGAGGAGTCCAGCGCCGCCAGAACGGCGCGCGCCGCGAGATTAGAAATCGCCTGTTTGATACCCATCAGAAAGGCCAGTCCTCATCATCGCCAGATTTTTTCTTTTTGGGTGCCGCCGGTTGCGGGAGATACGCATCAGCGGGCGCGACGCGGAGCTCTGTCGTTGTCCCCTGATCGCCCTTAATGAAGGTCACCTCACCGATAACCAGCTCCTCGTTATCGAAGCCGCAAAACGGGTCGTAGACGATAACTTTCATGTTCGGTGCCCACAAAGCGCCGTCACCCTGACGCCAGCCCTGAACCGTGTAAGTCGTTTCGCGTGTTTTCGCGGCGCGCTGCGCCTGCTCAAACTCGCACCGGGCCTTACAGGTCGCCGATGTCGCCGCGCCGCTTTGCTGGATTGTGTGGGGACGGTAACGGGTGATCGCGCTGTCACCGCTTTTTTGTTTGATAGCGGCGATGGTTGCCTCGCCGAAATCGTCGTCCGTTCCCGGTCGCTGACCGGTGACGAGATACTCAGAAAAACGGTCTTTGATGCTTCGCTCGGTATCACACGATAGAACGTTTTCACCCAAGACGAGCGCCGTCGCGGCTTTCGTCGAACCGACCACGCCGAGGACGAGATCGCCTTTTTCGTTGTCATAAACCAGCGCCTGAACCTGACCGAGAAGCCGGTAAAGGCAGTCAATGACCGTTTCGCCGTGCTGCGGCTGCGCATCAATAAGCGCGGTCGTCGGCGCGCCTGCGTCGATGACATTCACTTTAAACGGCCCGGCCAGCGAGGCGGCAATCTCCGCAAGCGTTGCGCCGGTGTGCTGCGATGGCGTGGCGGTGCAATCAATCAGATCGCCGGTTTTGCTGCGCCCGACTATCGCCATGCTTAACGAGCGCGCGTTATAGCGAACGGGCGTCGCCTCAACCCATCCGGTGAGGACAAGATCGTCGCCGATTCTGACCTCGACCGCGTCGCCGTTTTTTATCTGCGGCGTGGAATCTGTCGCACCGGGCCATTGGCGGGTGATTTCAACGTTGAAATCGCGCGCGGCGCGGTCAACCCCGGCGGATATGCGAACGGTTGTCCACCCGCCCCACTCGCGCCCGTTCACGCGTAAGAGAACGGTGTTATTCATCGGACAGGAACCCTCAGCGGCACCACCGGCACAAAGCCGGGGTGCGCTATGTTGTTGCGATAGAGGATGTCAGTTTCCCGACTGGCGTCGTCGAACCACTGCGCCGCCAGCACAACCGCCGGGAGCGACTCGGACGGCGTTACAGAGACGGTTTTCTCCACCTGCGCCAGACGCGACGAAATATCTTTGTTGAGGTCGGCCCGGAGCGTCGTCAGCGCCATAAAAACGGCGTCGTCGGTCGTGCGAGCCTGCTCGCTGTCTATCGCCGCATTAAGCGCGGTGCGGATATCCGTTAAATCGTCCCAGGTTGCCGGTGTGGCGCGCGCCGTGGTGGCGGGCTGTGAATCCAGCGCAGGGTGATTGATATTGACAATATCCGATACGGGGTTTGCGCCACCCTGCAACACCCTGTTACCCGGTGGCGTCGGGATTTGCGCGACCGCGCGCGCCGCTTCGGATATTGAGACGACGCGCATCGTCGAGGCGACAAGGTTCGTTTGGGCCTTGCGTGAGGCGGTTGTCCCGCTGTCTGTGCTCCAGACGCCGCGAGGCGCTAACCCGGAATCAACGGTAACGCCGCTGATGGTCTTAACCATCGTGACCAGATCCGAGGCGTTGCCGGAAAGCCGTGTCCCGGCCCGCCAGGCTTTTTGCAGGTTGCGAACAAAATCATTAGCGGAGCTCGGCGGCATCAGTATCACCGACAAATCGCCCTGCACAAGTCGCATGGCGGCAGAGATACCGGAATCAACCATCGTGAACGCGTCGGCGATAACGTCGAACATCTCCGCCGCGTCAGCCAGAACGCCGCTCTGAACAAAATCGCTTAACCCGTCGAGGGAGAACGCCGAGAAAGCGCCGGAGATAGCATCGGCCAGAGAACCCGCCGAGCTGTCGAGACTCGCGTCGGTTGCCGTGCCGGATGTCGGGAATGTTAGCTCGCCGGACTCGACGAACTGAAACGACACGCGACACATTCGCCCTTCCTGATTGCTGTGCGTCACGCGTACCTGACCGTCGACATTGCCCTTCATTTCCCCGTAATAGGGATGAACCAGCGTCGCCGCGCCCTCTGTCTCGATGGCGGCAATAAGCCGGTCGCGCTTCTCGGGGTAATCGTCACCGATGAGGTAAGCATTGATGGTTATCCGTCGCGCGGCGCGCCCCAAATCCTCGGTAAACGGCTTGTCGCGGTTGGGGTATTCGTGAACCTGAACGCGGCGGCCAAAAATGCCTTCATCGCTTTCAACCTCAAAGGGAACGCCGCGAAAGGAGGCGCTTTGCAGACGCGCGCGCCAGCCGGTTTCAAATGCCATGATCGGCCCTCATAAAAAAAACCGCCTGAGCGGGTTTAACCTGGGGTTCTGAAAGGTGAATATGCGACATCGGTTTTCACCGACATAAACGGATCGCCGGATTTCGGGTCGATAACCCGCATTCCTGGCGGAGCATTTTCAAACGTGACGGTTAACTCGCTTTGTGAGCGTCCACCGACGGGGCGCGAAAGGCCAACGTTGGGCGAGTAGCGGCCATCAGGGATCGGCGGGGTGTAGTCCTGCCCGGTGATACTCGCCCATATCTCCTTCGCACGCTCACCGAAGCCGTAATATCCGCGCTCCCGCTCCTTAGCCTGCATCTTATGCATGGCAAACGCCCCGGAGCTTTCACCCGCTGCCTTAGCGTCAGTTTCAAGCTCTTTGAGCGCCTGAAGCATGGAGACCGCTATGGCGATAGTGACAGTCATCGCGCCCATTTTGCCAATCTTGCCGAGGGTGCCGGAGAGCGCCCCGGCCAGCGCGACAGCCTCGCGAAGCGAGCCGAGGGTTTTGATCGCGAAAGAGCCCGCCATTACCGCCCCCACTCCCTCGATCACGTTTTCCCATCCGCCGAGCTCCTGCGCCACGTTGTCGACTTCCTGCCACACTTTTTTAATGACCGGCCCGACCTCGTCCCAATGTTCAATAATCTCATATGCGCCCAAGACAAGAGCCCCGATCAGCAATTTTGCAGGCGACATTTTCATCGCAAAATTCATGATCTTGACCGCCTGGGAGATAGCGCCAATCGACGCGGAAACGCCCAGCAAAGCCACGCCAAATTTTGCCGCGGCGCGAACAGCTTCGGGGTTATCTTTTATGAATTGAGAGAAGGTTTTAAGTAGCGGCATAAACTCTTTTGCCGCGTCGCGTATGACTGGAAGAAATTCGCGCCCTATCTCTACGGTAATTTGTGTGACCTGGTTTTTCATTCGCGCCAGATCAGCCGCTGCCGTATCCGACGCGATGGCATATTCATTAGCGGCCGCACCGCTATAGAGCTGCGCGTCCGAAACTTTATTAAAGTTAGCTTTTAAGGTGTCCAGGTTAGTTAGAAGTGGGACGATTGCCTCCGCTGACTCCTTACCAAACAAGATCTCCATAATCCTGTTTTGCTTATAGGGAGCCATCTTCCTGACGCCCTCCAAAACCTTAAGCATTGTCCCGCGTGAGTCCTGGATCATGCTCTTGGCAAGCGTGGCGGGCGTAAAGCCGAGCGCTTTCGCTACTTTCCTCTGATCCCCCGTAGAAACGCCCGTAAGACCGGAAATAAAGTTTTTAATGCCTGTTTTGGCGACGTCGCCATTAATACCCACGCCGATAATTGTCGATGCCAGCGCGGCAACATCGCCAGAGGCAACATGCGCAGATTGCGAGATCCCGCCGAGCTCAGTCACGACCTTAGCAATAGAGGCCGCATTCGCGGGGCCGGTATTGCCTAAGTAGTTCACCTTGTCGGCCAGCTCGACGACTTCTTTTTGGGTCAGCCCAAACGCGGTACGCCAGACCGCAAGCGTCCTCCCCGCCTCCTGACCAGACAGATCCCACGCCACGCCAATTTTTGCGGCATCCTCGGCAAACTGTGACAGCTCAGAGCGCTTTATTCCTGACTGCCCCGCCTGCGCGACGATGTCCGCAATTTCCGTTGCCGCTAGCGGGATTTTTGCCGACAGGTTGAGAATATCATCCTGCATCTGGCGGAACGCTTCCGGCGATTCGAGCCCGTCGACGACTTTCCGCACATCTGCCATCGACTTTTCAAAATCAACCGCCTGCATTGTTGCGCCAGCCAGTGCGCCGAGAATCGCCGTTCCCGTCGCGCCCGCGCCAACAGCCAGCCCCGAGAGTTCTTTCTGGAATCCTTTTAGCTGGCGTTGCATCCCCTTTAGCGGAGCTGAAAGGCGATCTACGGCGGTGATAATCGCTTTCAGCTCGAATGAGTCAGCCATTGCCTTTTAACTCCTCATTAATGCGAACGGCTTCGGCCTCCATCTCGGCGAAATCCGAGATGGAGGCGCGTTTCAGCTCTAAAGGATTTACTCGCCAGAAGTGGGCGACGTTGTAGAGACGCCGACGGAGTCCGCTTCCGTTCCCGAGGACGTAAAAAAACCCATGATATGCATGGAGATCATGAACACATCACGGAGCGCCAGTTTTTCAGCGGAACTTCGGGGAATCCCCGCCAGCGCGGGGATGTATTTCAGGGCGACGGCGCTGTCGATTTTCATTCCGCCATCACCGGCAACGGTGAACGGGAAACCGAGGGACTCGACCTCATCGAAGCGCGGCGGGCGTAGTTCCAGCACATGAAGTTTTTCGCCGTGCGCCATGATTGGCTGTGAAAGTGTAATTTCTTTAATCACTGGTAAAAGCCCTCCTGACCGTGAAACTCAATGTCGACCGTGCCGTCCTCGGGGTTATGGTTCATTTCGCCATTAACCCATGCGTTAGAAAGGACGTACACGTCCCCGTTTGCGAGCTCGCTCGTTACCGTCATATTTTCCGAGCTGATTAGTTTGTCGCGCGGGAAACCCTTCGGAACTTTCGCGGTGAGTTTGGTATAGGGCGCGCGGTGCGTTTCCTTGTAGTCGACAGAGCCATCAAGAGCGATCACGTCCTCTTTAAGACGCGTGTTCATGGGAACCTCCACGCCGCCGGTTGCGGAGAGCTGGAGCCCGTCAACTTTGATGTAACAGGTGCCTGCAATCTTACCCATTTGCCATTTCCTCATTCGAATACTGGAGGCGGAACTGATTTTTAAGCGCAAACACGCGGAGTTGATTCACATAATCAGCCGGGAACAGAACGTCGACGCGGTTCGGGTCGTCAGCGTTACGCTCAACAATTAGGTATTTTTTGAACGCTTCGAAATTCTCGACAATACCGGCGAGCTCCATTTCGCGATAAGCGGCGCACATTTCACCGCGTAACACGGACGGAGTAACAATCGCCTGACCAGGCCCGAAGCGAGTCCCGTCATTCGCGAGCTTGTGTCGCGGATATTTGGTCGTGATGACCGATTTCAGCTTGCGCAGAACATAGGCGGAGGTGTGGAGCGTTTCGCTGTCGAGATAGCTGTTATCCGCCACGCCGAATTTGTTCTTCTGATAGGTCGTGATATCGCGCTCGATAAGAAGCGTCCCGCTGTTTACGGTCGAGCTGGCGATCCCGTGAGTCAGCAGGGACTGGCGCTCGGTCATGGAGAAACGTTCACCCACCGGAGCCGGTAACGCGCCGGTGATTTCACCGGTCTGTGTCGGTCGGGCCGGGTCATTGCGGATAAACACTGCCTGACGTCCCAGGCGGGACGCGAGAAGCTCCTCCGGCGCGGTCTGCGTTTTTGGCTCGTAACCCGCAATGGTGAGGTGCGGGTCGTTAAGCGCTTCCCCGAACGCGGCGAGATCCGTCAGGGTGCCAATTTTGGCGGTGTACACATGCCCGTAGAGCTGACGTGACCAGCTCCAGCGGCCCGAGGAATCGTTCATCTCCTCGCCCATCTGCTTTAACGTCGCGGCGTCGTTATATGGCAGGCCGATAAAATCGAACGGCTCATCGCCCATCGCGGCGATCATGTTATCGAGACTGATTACCCCCGCGCCGCCCTGCATGGCGGACAGGGAAACGGTCAGACCGTCCGGGATTTCTTCGCCGCTAATCGCGCCGTAATAGTTCAGCATCAGCGGGATCTGATTGCCCGCCTCGCCGCTGTATTTTGCGGTCAGCGTGACTTTTGCCCCGATAACCTGAGCGGCAGCGCGGGCGGAGGTCGCTTTTTTGAGGCTTCGTTTGGCTGATCGCACTTCGCCTTGTTCGACAGTAACCGCGCATACGCCAGAAAGCCCGGAACCGTCGGTCGTCATCGCGGTAACGTTGGCGGCACCTTCAGCAATACCGGTAACGGTGCCGTTATCATCAACCGTGGCGATCGCGGTGTCGTCAGATTCCCAAGAGAGGGTTTTATTGGTGGCGTTGTCCGGGAGAATGGTCACGTCGACGCCTGCGCTTTCGCCGGTTTTGACGATCAGCGTCGGGGCGACCGTCAGCTCGGTGATTTTTACGTCACTGGTAATAGCGGTCGCGGACGCCAGAACAGGCAGATCGGGGTCGGCATTAATGGCATCGGCCAGAGATTGTGCCGCGTCCAGCGCTGTATCGCCGGACGTTACCGCGCCCGCGATCCGTTTGGCACCGATATACAGCGAGACCGCGCCCGACGCGTTAGCGCTGCCGGAAAACGTTACCTCACCAACCGCCGGAGTCCCTTCAGGGTCAGAAACGGCGATAACATACAGCTCGCCAAACGGATCTGTTTTGCGATAGGCGTCCACCATGCGCGCCAGCGGTGATCCCTGCCCGCATAACTTGCGTGCCTGATCGGCGGTCGGCATCAGAACCAGCTTATTACGCTCGATGGTTGCATCTTCCAGCGCCTGACCAATCAGGAGCGCGGGCGCGGAGGTCTGCGCGGTGTTGGCCTTGCTGTTATCCATTTCCGCATAAAACAGCGGAACGCGGATATTTGAGGGAATGGAATCAAAACTAACAGACATTTAGTCGCTCTTTTTTTGAGAGGTTTCTTTTACATCACCGTCCATGAGACGGCGGAGCCAGTAGGAGTTTTTTTCGACATTTCTCCCCTTTTCGGGCAAAAAATCGCCCCGGCGCGGATCGGGGACTTTCCGCCCTTTAACTGGAATGACAAACATGGGATTTACTCCGTGAAGTGGATTTCGTCGTGATGCTCAATGTTGCCTTCCGGCCCGTCGCCAGGGTCGATAAAATCCATGTCGATAACCACTGTCTTAAGAGGTTCCAGTGAATCAAGGTCGACGCCGTGGCGGGTGTCATCACTTGTAAGCTCACGCATCGCAGTAAAATCGAACTGGTAATAAAGCGCGGCGCGGTTCATTTCGACCACCTGCCCGCCGTCATACTCAATCGGATGTGTGCTTTCGTCCGGCTCCCAGCCCAGCAGGGCGAGGAATATTTCGCGGCGGATAGTGTCGACGGCATCAAAAGCGGCGGTTTGCCCGCGCAAGTCCCGCCGGTTGTCGAGCACGACAACCACGGCGAACCCCTCATTCACAACCTGGTAGTAGTCGGTTTGCGACTCCTGGCGGGAGACGGTATCGCCGGTCGGAATGACGTAAGCGGCGGGAAGCATCATCTTTGCGTTAGGCTCCAGCGCCTGAAACTCAGCCGCGCCCGCGACTCGCGATTTAAAAGACGGAGCGCGCTCTCTCAACGCCTCGATAATTAGCGATAATTTCATGCCCTTACCCTCCTGACTTTCGGCGGTCTCAAGGCTTTTCGTAACGCGCGTTGCAGTGTGTAGCGCGTCCAGGCTTTGCGACGCTCTAACACTTCGGTCATGTAGTTATTACGTGGGGCCACCTTCCACCCGGAGCCGCCGGATTTGCCTTTGTGGTGCGAGCGCTGCCGCTTCGCGCCACGGCGAACGCCGTAGAACAGAAAGGCCGGGTAAAAGTCACCCTCAATGCGCCGGTTGCCCTCGCCCCGTTTCTGGTTCGGCGCGATTCGCACCATCAGGCCGGGACGGTTTTTCGAGGCGCGCGGAACGTAATAGCCGATTGAGCGCGCTAGCCTGCCGGTTTTGTATCCGGGGTTTTCGCCGGGTTTCGACCTTCCCCGCTTCGTCACCAGCCGACGGGCATCCCGCATGTGAACCTGACCGATTTTGACGAATGCCTGGCGCATGACGGGGCGTTTAAACTCCATCTGCTCCGGGACGTCGTAATCGACGTGAAAGAGAGGGGAATCAGCCATACACCACCCCGCTGTAGTGATCCGCGTCGCCGAGGCTCTCGCACTCCAGGAGCAAGAACCGGTGCTCGGAATTGAGATCCCGGATTCTGCGGACGCGCAAAACCTCACCTCCGGACAACACGATTTGCCACTCGTTCGACATGCCCGACCGGTAGCGAATCGTGATGAGGTGCGTCACGGCCTCGCCGGTCTGAACAGAGGACTGATAAGTCGTCGCGCCGGTTTGCTGGACTCTCGCCCACACCCGGAAGGTGTCGAGCTCCTCGCTTTCCGTGCCGAAATCAGCCGCCGGTGAATCAACGCGCTTTCTGAACTGAACGCGTCGGTTAAGCTCTCCGGGGTCGGGAAACGAATAGCGCGTCGCTGTCTGTGACGGGCTTCTTTTCATAGCGGGATAAACCTGTATGCATCGACAAGCCATTTAAACGACTGCGGCATCTCTGTCATTTCCACGTCAGACGTTGATGATCGGTTTTCATAAAAATGACTACAGAGCATCAGCATTGCCTGGCGGATATCGTCAGATACGACGAGTCCGTCCTCGTCAGTGTCGGGGACTTCCGTCGCGTATAACCTGCGGTTGAGGTAATTCGAGGTGCGGGCCTCAGCGGCCCCGCCGAGGAGGGTTAAAAGCGCGTCCTCCTCGGTGAAATCCTCCTCAATACGCAACTGCGTTTTAATTTCTGAAAGGGAAAGAATCACGGCTCGGCCTCAATAAAAAACGCCCCGGAGGGCGTTATTTAGATTTAGTTCGCTTTTCCGCTGTGACAGTGACGGCGCAGGAAGCAGAAACGCCGGAGCCGTCCGCCGCTGTCGCGGTAACGTCTACCGGGCCGCCCTCAGCGACGCCAGTAACAACGCCCAAGGCGTCAACGGTTGCAATGGCTTCGTCTCCTGACGTCCAGTTAAGCGCCTTGTTTGTGGCGTTTGCAGGGGTGACACTTGCTTTAATTGGCGAGGCTGTGCCGACCGCGACAGAAAGCACGGTCGGGTCAAGCGTCACCCCTGTTACTTTGCCTCGGCTTTACCGACCAGCGCTTTAACCGCTGCGGCATCTTCGAGGGCGCAGTCGAAGCGATGGAATGCCAGGAAGCCTACCTGATCATATTCCGCGTAACGCTCAGTGAGTCGCATCAGGGTCATGTACGCCACACGGCGTAAGATGAAGCGGTCAAAGTCACCGCAATACACGAACTGTTTACCCGCGCCAATATCGGCAATCGCCTGATCAATAACGTAAGGCACGTTGAGCACGGTCGCCGGTGCCATACCAACCACATCCGGGAGCCAGAGCGGACGGCCCTGCGCATCTTTCATAGAGGAGATTTTCAGCAGGGTATTGTCGTTAAATGCAAAGCGGAATTTCGGCGAATTGCGATAGGCCGGATCGACGCTGTGTTTCAGCGCGAGCAACTCCTCCCAAGTAAACGCGTCAGCGGCTGCGGCGGATGTGGTTTTCGTCACCCACTTAGCCAAGCCTTTAACGTTTTTACCGGTGCCGTCACCGTTAACGATTTGCGCTGCTTCGCCACGGCCCAGGCGCTGCGCGATACGTGCGGCCAGATAGCCGTTCATGTCGATGCCGCTATCGAGTAACAGCTCGTTAGAAACGCGGATAATTTTCGACGTCATTTTTTTGGCACCGATAGTGATCGGCTCGAAAGTGACATCGCCTTCGCTCGCTTCCTCGTTCTCTCCGAGCATCACGCCCATATCGGCGGTGCCGTCACTATAAGTCCAGTCGATATCCTGACCATTCGATGTGCTCAGAATCTGGCAAACACCCGCGATCCCGCCGTAGGCTTTCATTGCCTCAACGACACGGTTTCGAAACTGTTTCGGCACGGTGAAACCGCCTTTAGAACCGCCTCCCTCGCCATCGTCGATACCCTGGGCGCGAAACTCTTTCAGAGTGCGCTTTTCTTCCGTTGACAGCTCGCCTAAACCGTGGCGGACAAACTTGTCAAAAACAGCGGCGCGACGTTCATCTTCGGAGCCCTCCGGGTTGTTGCGGTGTTCGGGTTCGTTTTCGGCTGCGAGGATATTATCCATCGCGCGGAGTTCTTCCTCGCGCTTAATCGCCGCGTCGAGCTTGTCGTATTCGTGCTTTGCATTGTCCCACTGGCTGCGCTGCTCCTCAGTCCAGGACGCGTCGCCGATTTTTTCGTTCAGGGCGCGCATTTCAGCGGCGATAGTGGCGCGTTTTTGCTGCATTTCGTGCAATTTCATAAGATCTATCACTCTTTTTTCAGATATAAAAAAACCCCGCCGAAGCGAGGTTGTTTAATGAATTATTTATTCAAAAATTATGGTCGCGCTATCAGGTCGAGAACACGCTCGCGAGCGGCTTTCTCTGTCGCCTGCTTTTGCCGCGCCTCAGCGCTGCGCTGATCCTGCTCTGCCTGTTGGCTGCGCCACTGCTCCAGCGAACGGACGGCGCTGTCGGCCTCCTGATAAGCCGGATAGGTGACAGGCGAAACGTCCAGCAAGCGGGAAAAGCGAGTAATTTCGCGAACGACGACGCCGTCTTCATCCTGATACCAACGTTCGCCATCGCGGGCGACACGGAACGCAAAGGAGCTTTGTGAAATGTCTCCGCGCTGCATCGGCGCGAGAACCAGATCGCGGATTGTCTGCGTTTGTGGAGCTGTGATTTCGTAACGCAAGCCTCTGTCGTCGACAGAGAGGGACAACGTCCCCGCCGAGCTGCGTCCTAAAATAAAATTCGGGTCATGGTTAAAGAGGGCGCGAACATCGTCGCCGAGGACATCGTCAAACGCTCCCGGCTTAATCACTTCGCGGAACGAGCCGAAAATCAGCTCTGAACGGCTGTTAAATACAGACGCATAGCCAATAATTTTGGTTGGTTCGCCCTCAACCTCAGCGGCGCGGACTTCACCAACGTAACAGCGCTTTTCAATATCACTCATTGTCAGGGTTTCCCTCCGGGGTTTTGTCTTTACTTCCGCTTGTCTGCGCGGCATTAACCGAAACGAGCATTTCATCAAGCCCCGGAACCGGATTTTTATCTTCCAGCGCTCGCACTTCGTTACGGCTTAACCAGCCGTCGGTGATCGCGTAGTGATAGAACTCGGCTCGCTCTTTCGGCGTACCACGCAACAACCCGGCCAGATTGAATTTGACGTAATAACCGGCGGCCAGCTCCTGCCGGGTAAAAAGGCGGCGGTTTAGCTCCTGCTCCCAGTTAACAACCCACGGCATAATCGTGAATCGCACGAACTGAATCGACTGCTCGGAAATGTTGGAAAACGTCGCTTTTTCGAGGTCGTTAATCATGTGCGCCGGCACATTGAAAATCCCCGCTATCATGCTGCGGTTTAGCTTCATCATTTCGACGAGCTGCGCGTCTACCGGCGATATGGTCAGGGCTTTGTAATCCAGTTCGGCAGGGAGCAAGAGCGTTTTGTTTTCCTGCGAACGGAGCGCGGCAGCGGCTTTCTGCCAGATTTTTTTAAGCCGATCCCACGATTTATCGTTCAACTCCTGCTTGACGGACACTATCCCCGCCGGGCGCGCGTTGCCGTTAAAAAAGCTCTCTGTGTACTTCTGCCCTGAGAGCCCCAGGCCGATGGTTTGCGCGTGCTGCATAATCGGGGAGAGCCCCCATTTGTCGCAGTTACCAATCGCCTTAATGTGAACCATATCGTCGGGGTGAACCGACCAGCTTCCGTCCTCGGTGTAAATACCGTAACGCCAGCGGCCATCAAATTTAGTCAGGCACGATTCCCACGGCATCCGGTGCGCCAGCTCGATAACCTCGCCGCGCCGGTTGCGTTTAATCTCCGTGTAAGCATTGCCCCACCCTAAAACGTGGCGTTGCATCAGCTCGCGCCATTTATACGAGGTTTCCCACGGGTTAGGCTCGTCATGAACGAGATAGAAAACCGGGTGTTCTGTTGCCTGCCGAACGGTTTTCCCCTCGCGCCGCAAAACGTGTAGCGGCATTTGTGCCAGGTTCGACGAGAGCACATAAATGCAGGAATAGACCGCCGCCAGTTTCATCGCCGTCTCAGGAGAGACAAAAACGTCAGAAATCATGCCGGAGGTTGTCGCGATGTTCTCGCCTGTCAGCGGTGTGGCAGGATTTTCTGGATTACCCGGCTCCGCGTTAGGGTCTGAACTGAAAAACGCGTCAAGGAACATCAGCGCCCCCTTTTGCGGGCCATCGCGAGACCGTTTAAAAGCAGGCCACCGCCCGCGACAGCCATCGCCGGAGCCGTTCCCCACCGCAAATAACTAGCGGAGATAAGCAGGCAGAAGCCCACAACGCCGAAAACGTCGTGTATTTTCATAGCATTAAAATATCCTCATCATCAAGATTTGAAAGGAAATCACCTGGCTCGTTGAGCATGGCCCGGCCAACCCCCATCATCATTGCTACTGCGCCGTCGATTTTGTTCTCGTTGCCCTCTTTGGTCGGTCGGACAACGTCGTCAGAGCCTGCGTAATACTTGCCGACAACATTCTGGATGCACCAGGTCAGGATCGGATTCCCGTCATGATGGAAACGGCCAGCCGCGAGCGCGGCCTCGATTTCTCGCATCGGGTCGGACATGTTCGTAAAGTTCTGCGTAATGGTGACAGGATTTAGCCCTTCATCGTTGAGCATATGCGCCAGTGACGTCGCGCCGTAAGGGTCGATGGGGCATATCTCGATTTTCACCTTGTCACGGAGCCTGAGAATCGACTCGAAAATCACTCGATAATCGACCTCTGCGCCATCGGTCGGGATCAGCACACCTTGATTTACAAATGACTGATAGCGCTCGGCGGTGCGTTTTAGCTGCGGATCTGTTGAGTAGACCGTATCCTCTGGCACCCAGAACTGAGCGCCGACGCAGTAAAAGTGTTTAAGCCCGTCGATTTCCCGCATGAACACAGGCACCACGGCGTTGAGGTCGAGCTTTGAAGCCAGGTCTATTCCGAGGTAACAAGGTTCCCCCTCAAAATCCGCCAGCTTCAGCGACGGGTCGGCGGCCTCCTGCCAGCGCTGCATGTTGTAAAACGCGGCTTTACTTGATACCCACAAATTAAAGTGCTTTGTGAGGATCTTGTTAGTCTGGCTCGGGGTGGTTTTTGCAAGCTCCTGCTTGGCGCGCAGAAATTCAGGCTTGAGCGAAACGCCAAGGTTAGGGTTCGCTTTCCGAATGGCTTCCTCAGAGGTCCAGTCGTCATCCTTATCAAGGGTGTAAATGATGCCGAAAATCGTCTCATTTGCACCGTCAGAGCGAATGCCTTCAAGAATTTCTACCACCTGTGAGCGCTTGTCATAACAGGGCGAGGCAATATCGTAGCCCGCTGTCGTGATGATGAGCGTCAGGGGCTGTTCACGCGCCCCTTGCCCGGTCGTCATTGTCGTGTAAAGCGCATCTGTGGCGTGTTCGTGATACTCGTCGATAATCGCACAGCTCGGCGAGTCACCATCACCAGGATCGCCGACAATCGGCGCAAACACCGAGCCATCTGGCCGGGTCATTTTTTTTGCCCACGGCTTTATTGAGAAGCGCTTACGCAGCGCCGGGAGTTTCTGCACCATTTGGCGCGCAGGTTCAAAGACTTTAAACGCCTGCTTTTCTGTCGTGGCTCCGCAGTAAACTTCAGCGCCGTGCTCGTCGTCCGCGCAGAACATGTAAATGCCCACGCTGGCAGCAATGAGTGATTTCCCGTTCTTACGGGGAACCTCGATGTAAATCTCCTGGAAGCGGCGAAGTCCATCTGATTTGCGAACCCAGCCAAACGAAACGCAGAAACAAAACTTTTGCCAGTCCTCCAGCGTCAGCCGGAGCTTTTTACGGGCCCATTCGCCGGACGTGTGGGGCATTTTTTGCGAGAAGCGACAAAAACGCTCGGCTTTATCTCTGTCGAACCTGTATGGCCAGCGCTGATCTTTGGCCCGCTCAAGGTCATTAAGATGGCGCTGACACGCGAGCTTTACATAACGGCAGGCGAGAATCTTCCCGGCGACAACATCCCGCGCGTAGCGATTCGCGTCGTTAACGTTCGGATAGATCGCCATAAGTTAAAACTCATCAAATTCATTTCCCTCTTCATCGTCAGGCGTACCCGCGCCGAGCATACGCGCACGACTCATAGGGTCCAGGCCCAGCAACGAGCCAAGCCTGGCTATCTGCGCTACGGCATCGTTTCGAACATTAATCGCGGGATGTTTTTTGATGCCGCTCTCGCCGGTAGCGATGATTCCACTGGTTGCGATCATCTTCTCGGCTTCGATCATGAGGTGAAATGCATTGCAGTAGGCCATGAGGACAGGAGCGTCCTCCGGTTCAAATAAACCACGCTCAATAAGTATCTTTGAGGTGCTTTTCCAGACCTTCACCGCCACGGCGCTCATTAGCTCTTGTGGCGGTCTGATATTTGTAATTGAGCTTTTGCCGCTTACAGGGAGATTCTTCTTTCGACCTCCACCCGCGGCCCGGACTCCGGCCATAAATTCACCTCCTGGCTGAGCAAAAAACCGGCGGAAAGCCTCCCGGAAAAAAATTCTTATTTCTCACGCGTAAAAATTTAGCGGGGCGGGCAGTCTGGAGCGCTTTATTCACCAGAGATTTACCCCCCGCCCCTCCCTGCTCACTCTTCCTGATGCCCTGCATCTTTCACCGCATCACGCTCAGTCGCTCTCGCGCAGTCTTAGCCTTGTGATGTTCAGAGCAAATGCATTCGAGATTACTCGGGTCGTCTGTGCCCCCGTGAGCTTTAGCAATGATATGGTCGACGCTTGAACCGGGACGTATGACTCCGAGACGTTTGCACGATTGGCACAGACCTTTGTCGCGCCTGATAATGATGTTCCTTACCTTTCGCCACTCAGCACCATAGCCTCGCTGTGTTGCTGTTCGCCCGTTGTTATAGCGCTCCCAGCCAGCACCTTTATGCACTTCGCAATATCCGCTTCTGTCTGTAGTTGATTTACCACATCCACGTTTACGACAGGCTTTAGGGATTCTTGGAGGCATGGTTACTCCCACTTAGATAAAGATGTTGTTAGTTGTTGAGCGAAAGTTGCAGGTAAATGAACACCATCGGTAGTAGCTAAGACGTGGCTGATTTTTAGATACATTGTTGTTGTCGACTTAAGCAGAGCTGAAGCGCATAAGCAGCATTTATATCCACGTCCTCGTTGCGCTTATTCTTGAGTTCGGCGATTCTGTTTTGGATGTCAGGTTTTGACAGGTTTCGGAGGTGGTGCGGTTAGCCGTTTTGACGCTGTACTCCGCCCGAATCGCCGCCTGTGTGGCGTTTAAGTCGATGAGGTACTTGCGACAGAACATTTTTTGTTTGTCGGTGAGTGCCATAAACTACCTATAGGGATTTCACATGAGTGATGAATACAAAAAGAAAATTGGCATTCCAGATGACCATACTTTAGAGCTTGTCTCTTCGAACTTTAAAGGAGCAAGAAAAGGCCAGGATACCGATGAATACCTTTATCGCGAATTGGACGCTGATGGTAATGTCGTAGCCACTTATGAGATTGAAGATTCAACCTCAACGCATCCTCCATTCGGACGAACCATCTCCTATACGAAAGTCTGACTCAACATAGATTTATATGGCACTTAGGATGAGGCTTCCTTATTCCGGCATGTGCCATTTTTTATGGCGCGGTCTGCATCTTGAGATACTGGCGCGAACTGCACGCGCCTCACATCGTCAGGAGCGAAATACAGCCACTCGCCTGTCTCTGTGTCACTAGCGGCCCAAAACCATTATCCAACTCAGGCTGACGCCGTGACAACTTGCCCGTGAATGTTTAGCGTGATTTGGTAGATGTCGGACATTGTAAGTCTCTTTAACCGTTTGTGAGAATATTGCCATTACGATGAGTCTTCCAATGGTGATGGTAATAAAAAACCGCTCTGAGGCGGCTTTATTAATTTTGTTGCTTCATTACTTTTTTCCCTGCAGCTGCGGCAACTATTTTTTCTGATCTGAGTCGTCTGTTTTCTCGTTCAACATACCAATCACTAAGCAACGTCTCGATCAAGCTAATGAGCAGTTCAGCCTCCTCTTTGTCGACATCAATAATTAGATCAATGTCTTTTTCCATGTGGGCACCAATATTACCAATGCTTCTTATTGCATCTATTGCATGCCATGTATCAGAGTCGACTTTTCCTTGAATAGCCTTAATCTCTTCAAAGAGATTTTTTTCTTTTACGCCCCAAAAGTCTCTTATCATCCCCTGCAAACATCGGCGCGCTAATGTTGCGGATGCTTTTGGCGAGAGCGTAGCAATCATTGCAGATTCTTTATAATCATTAAGAATCGCTTTTGGAATGTAATCTGGAAACTGTTTTACTACTCCTTGAGGGCGGTTCACCCAGCTTTCAATGGGCTCTGCTATAACATACTGGCCCGCCTCCACCTTCGCAGATCCTATCTGTGATATATAAGTAAATTCCTTACAGTCAGGATTTGGACAGACGTGAACCCACGATTGCACGATAAGCTTTCCCTGCTTCGTATCAGCGTCAACAACATAATAATTATACTTTTGTTGGATTTTGGCCTCGACTGACAGGCGACCACAAAACGGACATTCCCAAGATGACATTTTAACCCCCAGATAGTTATGAAGGTTAATATATTGCAAAACATCGCAGTGTTACACAGAGAAATTACTTGATGCATTGCTCTTTGATGTAGTCCTGCAGGTAGTTAACCTGTTTGGTTACTGTTTCGATTCGCTCTCTAAGGATGAAATAATCCCGTTGAGCGGCGTCATCAAGTCGGGGGGCGGTTGCATCAGCGCCGCCGGTGGCACCGGGGGCGCTAGGCACTCGCTCACAGGTGGCGTGGAGGTGCAACCGGCGAGTGCCGTTAGCGACATCAGCACGCAGCTGATCATTCTCAGTTTTGACACGGAAAATTTCTCCTGCGTACCGGGCATCGAGCTCTGCGAGTTTACGCTGGCTCTCCAGCATCTTTTTCTTTGCATCTTTAACTGCACTTAATTCACGATTAAGTTCAATTAAAGATGCCTGCGATTTTGTGAGCTGAGCGTGATAATAGTTCGCTAAAGAGCCAGCAATAACCATCCCTAAAGCGAGTAACCCGATTGCTGAGACGCTTAACTTAGAGGTCATATACGCTGTCCGCCATGCATAGTGCGTATTCAACTTCTCGCCGATTCATGAGTCCTTTCCACTTCTTGCCGCCAGCGTAAATCCAGCGCTTAAGCTCGTCACATGCCCCGACATAATCACCGTCGTTAAGCTTTTTCATCAGGGTAGATTTGATAGCTGCTGAGGGACCCACGTTGTAGGCAAATGAGTAGATAGCGGCGCGTTGGGTATCAGTAGTGTTTACTTTGATGTGCGGATCAATCTGGCGAGCGATACGTGTCATATCCGCTTGGGTAAGCGCATCACACTCGGCATCGGTGTAACGCTTTCCCGGAATGATATCCTTGCCGGTATGTCCATCACACACCGTAAGAACGCCAACCACATCCCGATAAGGCACATACTCGCGCCCTTCTAAGCCGTCTTTACCAGCAACCATTGCGGTGGCAATAGCGATAGCCCCGCCGCCCATAGCTGCGACGATTCGTTGTTTTAATGCCGGGGACATTATTCTCCCCTTGCGGCTTTACGCCGATCTTCTTTGATTTTGAAATAGAGGTTGGTCAGGAAAGTAAGAAAGCCGAACACCAGACTGCCGAGTACACCAATAGCCGCCCACTGTGATGGGGAAACTTTATCGAGGAGCTGGAGCACCCAAAACCCGGCATTACCTACAGATGTACCATAGGCAATGCCTGTCGTTAATTTATCCATTTGATACATACTCTCACCTCCGCTGTTCAGGGAAGTGTTCTGTGTTAAGACAGGAGTGGAACGGAGATAAGGAAAAGGGCAAAAAAAAGCCAGTTCGGCAGAACTGGCGACATGCGTGACTTCAGGACGCTCCATAGCCCTTGTTCTGTAACGTACTATTCTTCCCTGAGTTAGTTAGGTGCGGCACATCTTAATTTTAACAATAAAGATGCATTCGGCACTCAATACCGGAAGAATTCGCTACAGCTAATTATTTGCACCATGTGAGGGGCGCACTTTAAAAGTAGCAGGGTCTTGGTACAAAAAGTGTCGCTGGCATTAACTTAAGATGTTTTATTTTCATAGCGTGATTATTATCAAATTTTGAGTTTCTGGCGCGTTTGCAATGTTAAAAAGGCAGACAACACGAAAAGGCCACATCTCACACAAGAAGCTCCACACCCGGACAACAAGGCGGTTTTAGAATTTGTCTATGTTAAAGAGGAAAAGCGTATCTCTTTACTGGACGTCAAAAGAGTTTTTGTAGGAAAGCCAATCATGCCAGACGTTCTCTGGGTCAACGTCAGGATAACCATGGCTCTCATTCATTTCTAAAGCGATTTCGTCAGGCATTACTATACCGACTGCATTATCGCGTAGTGTCTCAACTTCTTCTTGTGTCAGCTCGCGACCAAGTTCTTTCTCTTTTGCAGTAAGTAAAACGATAAGAGCTGGAATAAACACCAGTGCCATTTGTTGCCTCTGAAGGTATCGGTAATGGAAGCCATATTATCCGAGGGCACATGTCGCAGAAACAAGAAAACCCGCACAAGGCGGGTTAGATACAACAGAGGCAAAATAACATAATGCAGACAACTTTACCGGTTTTAGTTCGGATTTGCAATAACTTGTTTGTAATTTGCTATCTTCTGCTTCGAACGTGTTTTTGCTGCATCTATTACGGCCCTCTTATCCAGATACAGAAAATTGGCTCTCATTTGCGCCCACCGTGCGGCATATCCTTCCGACCAAGTAGATTTTGTTACCCCAACTATCTGCGCCAGCTCCCGGGCTTTGTAGCAGCTCTGCGGCACCTTTCGTAACTCGCGTTTAACGTCCTGTGCCGCCAGCCATACCAGCGCACGTAAACGCTCCAGTGTCTTAGCGGCGATGCGCTGTCCTTTGAGTTCCTCGCTGAAAGTCTTCCATCCCCAGCATACTATCTCGACCTGATGTGCATAACGTATGTTTTCGGAGTAACACCACAGCAGCCAGGCGCATTCAACTTCATTAAGCGCCAGTACAGCCCGACGCCAGCTCGCGGTAGCGTATTCGACGGGAAGCATCAGCACAATTGATGAACCTTTGGCTCTGGACTGCACTCCCGGTACGGGTGGGTTATGTAAGGTGATCATCTCCCCGGTTTCCTCATCCCTAACCTTCAGGCGCTTTCGCTTGAAGCGGTTCATGGCTAATTGAGCGTTTTCTGCGAACGCAACGAGTTGCCCCTTGGTTGACCCGCTTAAATCAGCGGTCGCGGTAATGAGTTGCTGACGGATGTATTCGTAATCCTGTGCTATCACTCTTCAATCTCCGTGACTTTAATACCCAGACGCCCACCGGGAATGACTTCCCCGCGTACCACTTTTAGTTCGTCTATTTGCGAGTCGTTTTGCATGAAACCGCCCTTCTCCAGTGAGTCGCAGACCGCTTTGAGAATGTTGTCGATATCGCGGCGGCGCTTATCAGGCATGTTCGCAATAATGCGCAGCCTCAGCCGCGCAGGGGTGTTTATGTCGAGCTTGAGGATATGCAGGATCTCCTGCACTGCCCGACGGTACTCGCGGCCTTTCTTATTGATGTAGGTAATGCCATTTCCACGCCGCCAGTAGTCGTTAACACTTGGTGGATACGGCAATGTGAATTCATAGGTGTTCGTCATTTGGGGACCACCAGACCGCGCCGCGTCAGTTCCCGAAGCGTAAGCACGATGGCGCGGTCCATTAGTGCGCGACGCTCCTCTCTTGTCAGTTCGCTGCCGTTATCGATAGCATGATGACAGTCAACACAGAGCGCTGCCGTCAGGCTGTCATCGACCTTAAGGCCCATGCCTTTGTCCTCGTTGCGATGTGCCGCCTGTACACCCCAGCGGCGGCAAAGGACGCAACAATCTAACTGGCGAACGGCGGCCAGCCATTTAGCGCTTCGATAAATACTCTTCACACTCACCTCCACATCCGCTGTTGAAACGTAGTGTCCTGCCGTGGCGGATATTTGCTTTCCGGCAGCAGTACGCGAACAACGAACGTCTTACAGTCCGCAGACAGAGATCGCTCCGCTTTCATACCGCGTTTGCGATACTGACGAAGCAGCTTGTCGGCTTCTTCTGCGGTGCAATCCGAGTGTTCAAACCATCCCATACGCATGATTAAGCCTCCTGCTCTGCCCGGAGCTGCGCATATTCACAGTCCTCGGGAATAGTGAGGCGGCAACCGATGCTCAGAGCCCAAGCTTCAACTTGCGAGAGGAAGAAATGCATCTCGCCGGTGTCGAGGTCGGAGGTATGGCGAAGAGAGCTAATGAAGGTTTTCTCGCCAGTGATGACGTCGGTCATCTCACGGCGTTCATAACCGAGATAGGAATGCTTCAGCGCGTCCTTAACCCACGCCGAGGAAGCAAAGGATTTGCCCCGCTTAATGAGATAGTCACTGATTTCAGCAAACCACATGTGCGCCAGCGCATTTTGTGAAAGGCTGCGAGTTTCGCGCCACGGTCTTATGATCAGGCGGTAGCAATCGCCAGTAGCCAGTAGCGGCTGCAATTGCTGGCCGATGGAAGCGAAGTTGGATTTGTGAAGGCGGATGCCGTCTTTGGGAAAATTCACGCCGCACCTCCGTAGAGGTCGAACGCTGGACACACCAAATCACTGGTCACAGCAGGTACCGCGATCAGTGCAAAGATGAAGAGTATTTTAAAATCAATCTGCGCCATAAATTCCCTTCCATGGCACAGTGTTACTTAGCAAGCTGTTCAGGCTTGAGTAGCTATTTTACTTCAACCAGAAGTAGGAATCACCCTTCTTTGCCGCCATTGATATAATATCTTTCAGCGACTTCAAAGAGCAAACGAACTCATTTTTTTGCAGAACCATGTGCTACTCTTTGATCTTTCCTTCTCTGATCAAAAGTACTCGCTGTGGTAGTCGGGCCTTACCAGATGATTTTATTCCGACATTTATAGAGGTAAGTATTTCTTGATTTTCACAGTCAATTAATCTTACCCCCTTTCTGGGAGTTCTATGTCAACTACTTTCACTTGTTAATCCTCAGCATAACAGGTGTAACAAAATAAAAAAGTAACCAGGTCTGACTAATCGCTAGTTGAATTATTCATGAGTTATAAATTGATCGCAATAGGCATGAAATACCAAAAGCATCCTCTATGATTGTCATAAAAGTTTATATATATGTTTCAAATATCACATTAAATCGTCATCACATATGTTAAAATTATGATTCCAAAAATCATACTTGGCCTCGATCGATGATTTCCTGAACTATCGCTGGAACATGTTCTCTTCTAAAAAATGCATTAGAATATGCTTACACCAGTGCATGTTGCGCAAAAGCACCGTTGAAATAACAAATGCCTGATTAATTTTCTTGTTTACACTTTGAGACTTTTATACTGAAAAAGCAAGGACTTATATTTACCTCAACTTTATGAGGACAGGCTCGAAGCTCAACATGTCGTACCTGAGGTTAGTTGGATCGATAGTAAGAGAACTCATGGTATGTCTGAGAAAGCACAAACTTGTCAAAGAGCCCGAGAATGAGTATCGCGATAGAACATATTGCAACTAAATTTCAATGTGTTAGGATAGGATGACTATTTTTAATGACTTTCAATCCCATGACTGCACATACAATTAATAGAGAAGCCGCAAAAACCTCAGGAAGCGGTTTTTTTTTCCAAAGAATAAGAGCTGTTCATAGGCTTTTAAATTTGATAGAAAAGTCAGGAAGAAAAAGCTGTTATTGTGCAACAGAGTTTATAGAAGACTCTGCAACATTAATAGTCAATGATGGCATTGCCTCGATTGAGGTCGAAGAAAATAAAAATTATTCCAGTGGCTTAAGTTTCAATTCTGAGCCAATTAAAAACACTCTTGTAGCATTTTCTGATGTATATATAAGTCATTTCAGTGACTCAAAAACAATCGATTTCTCAGTATATTGCCATGCGCAACTCGCAGATGAAAAGCTGGAAAACTCTTTATTGAACTCAGTAGCTCCTAGTATGCAATTAAGCAAGACAAAAACCACAAAGCTAAGCATGCTGAAAAAATTATCATCAAAAGAGGAGTTAAGCGCAGAGGAAATATCAGTAGCCAAGCATTTATTTACAGAGGAATATGAAAAACAATATGCCGTGTATTCTGGCAAATGCAAAAGGTTAATCACCTCTTATGAAGGAAATTACAAGATTATATCTCAATGGAGCGATGATGAATTTTATTCATTCTTAAGTTCTATTAATTTTGTGATAACAGATTGTGATAATGATGCGTACTACGATGAGGTTTTAACGTCCATAAAGGCTTGTCAATTCTATGACCATCGACATTATGGACTCGAAAGAATAATACTTGATTCGTTGGCAGGATTATTCGACCGAAACCAACAGGATGAACGGAAATTTGGGAAATTTGTAAGCCGTGAAATGGTAGAATTAATATTCCTGCAAGCTATCTCCAATCAGAATCAATTAAAACCAATTGACCCTTCTTGGAAAGCCTTTAAAAGCCTAGACATAAGTGACCAAAGGAATCTTAAAGAAAAGGTAAAGACTGTCTGTAACAAGATTAAAGAAAGCAAAATACAACGATTGAGCTTTGCTGCCACTAAAGCCAGAACTAATGAAGAGCTATTCGGGCATGAATATGTTGCTTTAAGGTGTCATTTCTATGAATGGTGTAGCGAATATATAGAGACTAATTTTACCAAGCCAGATTACACAGCCGATGAATTGACATGCCATTTAGACCAGATGGTAGAGTTGTGCTATAATAATATGCAGCAACTTAAAAAAACATATAGAATGAGCATTGATGATAAGTTAACAATACGTGGTATGATTTTAACACTAATTGATGATTGTTATATAGCATTCGATGAAGATTAAAATATGAGCACAAATCAAAAAATAGAAAAATTAAAAAGAATAAGTTTCGTGTCTGGCGAAGACTTTTACTTTTTAACTTATTTAATCATTATTTGCATCAAAGAGTTTTCCACAAAAAAAATGATATTTAAAGATCATAGAAAACTTACGTATCTTATGCAACTAGTATCAAATTCAATCGCAGTAAATATACTAATTGAAAATTACAATAAAAATACCTTGAAGCCGTTTGACAAAGAGTTCTTGTTTGATGTTTATGTAAGAGCATCATTGCATCAAAGAGAGGTATATAAGATCATTAGAAGCCTTGAGAAAAATGGTTTCATTACTTTAATAAACACTGACAAGGTCGATTGCTATAATTTGGAAGTTATAAATAAAGATAAATTAAATGATTTTTTTAATACTGATATTTTCGACACAGAATTGAATAACGCAACCATGTTAAAAACTCATTTTAAGTCGATAAATACACTTGGACTCGAAGGGTTAATTGATAAGTTTTTCACTAATTACGGACTGAACTTATGGGCCAATTAAAAATACATAAGATGCACTATGAAGGGAAGCAATACCGCTTTAGCTCTCCTGAGTTAGATCAATTCAAGGTTAATATAATTGAGGCTCCAAACGGTTGTGGGAAATCCACTTTTTTTGATTTAATTTATTACGCTTTAGGCGGAAAAGTATCACATTTTAATACAAATGAAATCGAAAAACACAAAGAAATAACAAACGATAAATCAAATTTCGTTGAACTTGAAGTCTCTTTACAAAATAAAAAATATAAATTAGTTAGAAAAATTGGTGAAAATCTTATCACCATTTTAGCAGATGAACCTTTCTTGACCAAAGATGGCGAGTCTGTTGATTTTTTATGTTTGGCTCTCAATAGAACCAAGACAGATGATTATATATTTTCCGACTGGATAATGGAGCAACTTGACATTCCAAGTATTGAAATTTTCCATGCTGGTAAAAATTTCAAGATTGGTTTCAATGATTTGCTTCGCCTTGTATACCACAATCAAGGCACTGATGTTAATGGTATTTATAAGCCTGCGGACAATCAAAACTATGTCAGCGATTCTGCATTTCTCAGAAAAGCTATTTTTGAAGTATTGATGGGTAAAACCCTAGTTAAATTATACAAGGCTTACGGAGTTCTAAAGAGAAAACAATCCGATTATGAGAAAGCACATGCTATTCTTTCTGAATACAGAAACATCGTATCAGATATGTATAAACAACTAGGCTTCAAAGAAGTAATTAACGACTACCACCTGCTTAATGAAATCAAGGAGCTTGAATCAAGCAATGACCGTTTAATATCATATCGCTCAAAGCAATTGAATTTGAAAGTTACCGAGAATGCTGGTCTTCTACACACAAGAAAATTAAAAGAAGCATATGGAAGAACTGAGCTACATCTTATTAATTTGCGAAACATGATCGACCTTAAGTTAAAAGATATCGATTCTTTAAATCGTGTGGTAAAGCAAACTAAAGAGGATGCATTCCGCCTTCAAAAAATCATTCATACCCACAAGCAATTGGAAATGTTTACGCCAGATACATGCCCTTACTGCTTGAAGAATGTTGATAGGCCGAGCGACAAGTGTGTTTGTGGTCATGACATTGATGAAAATGATTATAGAAGATATTTTTATGATCCTAATGAATATTATACCTTACTTAAGAGTAAAGTTAAGTCATTAGAGACAATGGATATAGCTCTTAAATCGGCACGAAACGAGCTGCATGAACTCGAGAAAAATTTTGATGATGTGAAAACTGAAAATACGAAATTAAAAAAAGAGCTTTCGCATGCTTTGAGTGAACTTGAATACATAACTAACTTTGACGATTTAGACAGTCTTGAAGATCAACTGATTATTAACAAAGAAAAAATTAGCAATCTCAAACAAGCTCTCTTACTTGAGAGAAACCTACAGACATATCAGAAAGAGAGAGATTCTGCTAAAAGAGCAGTAGACTTTGCAAAAATTGCGGTTGAAGAGCTTGAAGCCTCCTCTGAGATTGAGCTTATAGAGAAAGTTGATAAGTTTAATAGTTTTTATAACCATTTCATGAAGAAATCACTGCTGGATTGTAGAAATGCGGAAATCAGCAAGGATGACTACATGCCCATAATAAACAATGGTGATTATAAAGAAGCTAGTGCAGCTGTTCATAAAAGATTTTTATACTATTTAACACTACTTCAACTTTCATTACTGGATGACATTCCTTTTCCGCGTCTACTCTTAATTGACACGCCAGAAAACATTGGCATTGATAGAGCCAATTTAGATCGCATGCTTTCTTGTTTAGAAATAATAGAGAACCCCAATAAAGTTGACTATCAAGTAATATTGTCTACCGGAGAGAAAAAGTACCCCATTTCAATGAAGAACAATGTTATTATTGAGTTAACAAAAAAAGATAAATTGCTTATTAAAAAATAACATCTACCGCCTTCTCTGAAGGCGGTTTTTTAGTTTAACCAACAAAAGTAATAACTTTTCAAGAAGTTATACTACAACCCGATCAACGAAAAGAATCCTTTGCACTTTCTCTTAAGGTTCAAAAACCCCTTTTTAGTTTTTTTTTAAAATTTCGCACCGCAATCTTGAAATAATTTCTAATCCCCTCTCGCGAGAAACAGGCTGCGGCTTGGGCTGTTCAATCATTGGCACCGGATCAGGGATAGTTTCCCCGTTGCCGATGCGCTTAGCCATCTTCCCTAGCTCCACTTTTGCCTGTACGGCCAGCTCCTGTTCTGTCCAGCCGTTAAGCCGCATACCGCTATAGAGACCCGTAACAAGCCAGTAATGGGCCGGGTGCTTCCACGGGTAATCCGCAGGGGATGCGTAAAGCCCACGCCGTGCGCAGTAGGTACGCATCATTGCCAGCAGTTCGGCTACTGCGGGCAGCCCAGCCTGCTCGAACTCCCCCTCCCGGCACCAGTCGATAAACTGCCCCGGCGACGGCCAGAACGGGGAAAGACTCGCGCGGGCGCGCTTCATGCCTGCGGCCAGTTGCTCGCGCCGGACGATGCCATTCTCTGCGAATGCAAGTATCCACTGCTGCTTTGCTGCCGCCTCGCCAGATTCGGTGCGTAGATTTGTCGCAGCAGACGCCGGGAATACCTGTTTGAGCTGACGAAACAGCGCATCAACCAGACGCTCAGCCTCGGTATTCACTACGCCTTTTGCGGTGCGTTCTTGGGCCTGTTTGTATTTATTAGCAAGCCGGGAGAGTGTCTGGCTATCTCGATTCGCGATAGCTTGAATTAGTTGTTCACTCACAGTACGTCCTCCCATGCTTCAGGGCTATTCCAGTGTGGCGTATGCTGCTGCAGCGCAATAGAGCGCTGACGTGATGGCCGCATCATCTGAGCGATCAGCGTCGGCCATTTCTCGCGGAGCTTGGCCGGGCACAAAATGTTTGTTTGCCAGAAATGATCGGTGTTCGCCCAAGTGAATACCTGCCAAATTTCAGCATGTGTGACGTTTAGGGCTACGCGCATCAAACGAATGTCATTGGACCAGGCCGCCCAATTAGGTTTGCGCGCAGCAGGGGTAACCTCCTGCACTTTGCCGAAAATCAATTCAGCGGTTCGCAGATCATCAACGGTTCCCCACTTGGCACCTTTCGGTGAATGAATGGCCGCATTGGGTCTAACTGGTACAATCAAATCCTTGTGTTTTGTAACTGCGCCAGAGGATGCGGTAGCGTTCTCTGACGTAATAGTTTCATTGACTGGTTCTATAAAGTGACTGGTTCTGGGTGAACCAGATTCACTACCCCCTAGTGAAAGAGATTCACTAGGTAGTGAACCAGATTCACTCCCTCCTAGTGAATTTCGTTCACTACCTGCCGGTGATTTCGCTGTGTTATCCAGCTTCAAAATATATAGATTGCTCGAATTACCTTTGGGGCCTATGCGTGTCTCTTTTTTAATCAAACCAATTTCACAAAGCGCTGCTATATGGTTCATTACCGAACGCTTAGTAATTTCGCATTGGTCAGCAATATGCTGATATGACGGCCAGCACTCACCTTTATCGCTGGCGTTATCCGCCAGCTTGATTAGCACCAGCTTACGCAGCGGGTTACCGACTGTGATTTTCATAGCCTTAGCCATCAATTCCATACTCATGGTGCGCCACCTGCAATTAACGCTATTAATTCGTACTAATGATCGAGAGGTTGATAGTCAAAATTTGCTTTGTCATAATTATCTCGCAAATTACATGCCCATGTGTTTGCGTTCAGAAACCCCGGAACTGTTGCCGCAGTCCGGGGTTTCGCCTTTTAAATGCTCCAGCATTGAGATCAGCGCTTTCGCCACCTCTGCTGTCTGCTCGCCTTTAATAATCACAGTCTCTTCGCGGTTATCGAAACCTATAACAGCCAGCAATTTGGCGGCTCGCTCCACAAAGCAATTTTTTCCTGTTTGCATGCGGCTGATCTGCGAGTGATGAACACCCATCCCTTTCGCAACTTGGGTAACCCCAAGAGCGGCGATGCAGCTCCTGATACGGGTTTCAATTTGCAGAGTCTTACTCATTGTGCGTTTCTGTGTGGTTCTCATGGTTAATACTTCCTACTATTACTTCTGATTGTTGGTAGACCCGCGCAAGATGAAGCTTAATTTTCTGAATGTGGAAAAAGCATCGGTAGATCGGGGCGTATTTGGTAAGGCTTGATCACGCCCCCAGTAGCTTTAACAACTGCGATGACGCGTTCCGGCGACACCTTCTTCTTGTTGTATAGCCAACGGCAAACGCTAACTTGTGACACTCCTACCTGTTCAGCTAATTTGGCTTGTGAACCGGCAATCTCTATGGCTTTTGCAATATACTCGTTCATTTCAACACCCAAGGGTTTTGGTGACGAGATAGATAATACTCATGGTTATAGGTCCAGTCAATCCCGTAGTTATTTGACTAGTTAAACCCGCGGTTATAGTTTGGGAATATGAAAACGACACTCTCTCAAAGGCTTGAAATTGCAATGACGGCAGGCGGCTTTAGCCAAGCTTCGCTTGCTGAGGCTGCGGGTGTATCCCAGCCTACAGTTTGGAAAATTGTTTCTGGTAGAACTCAGAGTTCAGCGAAGATTGTTGATCTTGCTAAAGCTTTAGGCGTACGGCCAGAGTGGCTGGCGCATGGAGTTGGGAGCATGAAGTCCGAGCAGGTCGAAACAAGCAATGCCAGTTCTATTGTTTATGAAGGAACTATAGCGCTCCCGCTTTATGATGAAAGCGAAAAACAAATAGGACTAACTATTGTCCCAGATGCTATTAATCATGAAAAATCAAGAGCCTACAAGTTAAACTATGAAACCGGATTCCCCGAATTACCCCAAGGCTGCACCATTGTTGTAGATTCTGAGGAAACCCCGGTTAATAACGATTTTGTTTACGCAAAGATAAACGGCAAATCTTCGGCATACAGATATCTCACCCGCGGGCCGCAAAACTATCTGGACGTCGGAGACTCGCGACTCGGGCTTGTTCCTATAGACGAACGTGTGGAAATACTGGGAGTTATTGTCTTTATGGCCCGATCTTTCCGTAGATAAATTTCCCATCCCAAAGCCCAGCAATGCTTGTTTGCCAGGACGACCTTTTTGTAAACTCCCGGCGCGGTGCGCAACATTGCATCAGGCATGCCCCTCTCCTCTTTCTATGATTTCACAACCCAAATGACTGTATGTATATACAGTCATTTTAAATTAAATCACTCTCTGTCGATGGTCAAGTTCGGTCGGTTAACGATTTTCACTGAAATTAATTACTTGGCGATACCCTGTTCTATTCCTAAAACACTCCCAGCAAAACTCTTAAGTTATATTAATTATAACCGTGAGACTTGAAATTTAAAACTCAAGGGTATAGCATCTGTCTCGTCAGTAACATCACGGCACAGTAGTTACTTAGCAAAACGTTCCGCCAGCCGGGCGATAACGGCAAGGGAGAAGATGGTTAATCAACACTACGGCACTATGCCCTTAATCAGGCAATGCCTTGCACCTGGAATGATGGCGCTCCGCGATGGTTGCGCTTACCGAGTCTCAGCGATCCGCGGCAAACACGTTTACCTTCACTCAATGCGCGAGCAAATCCGCATCACTGATCGCGTAGTCGAAGTTTTTCTTGATGGGTTCGGTAATCCGCTAACTCACTGACCCACCCTTTCGGATATTGAACAAACCCTCGTAATTGGCGGCTAACAAGGCGCCGGGGATTTTTACGCCCTTTTACAGGAGGAATCGTGAACGCGTATTTCATGCATGACCGTATCGAAGAGCGCGCATGGCAAGAGCACTATCTACAAATAGCTCGTGAAGAGGAAGAAGCAGCGCTGGCCGACTTATACGATCGCCAGATTAAGTTTCATCATCTTCACGCTCTACTCAGCAACACCCAGGCGGATAAAACCGCCCTTACTGCAACCTTCGATGATGTGGATTTTCAGGAAAAGGCAGCCGAGTTCCTGCGGTATGCCGCCGAAACGCTCGCGGCCAAACAGACCGCAATTAACATGGATTTGAGGAGAGGATGAGATGGCCCTTTTCCAGCGAGCCACTAATACACAGGCTTTCCTTAAAGCCGGAATCATGGGTTTTGCCGGAGACGGCAAAACTTACACTGCCAGCGAACTGGCGATCGGCCTCGTCCTGTTGATGCGCCAGCGTGGGCTTGCAATGGGTGATAAGCCGGTAATGTTCCTTGATACCGAAACCGGCTCTGACTGGGTTAAACCCCGCTTCGATGCAGAGAACATTGAGCTTTATACAGCTAAAACGCGCGCGTTTGTGGATCTGCTTGCCGCCGTTAATGAAGCGGAACAAAGCGGCTCAGTGCTCATCATTGACTCCATCAGCCATTTCTGGACGTGCTTGTGTGATGAGTACGCAACCCGCCGCAAACGTAAGCGTGGCCTTGAATTCTCAGACTGGGCGTGGCTGAAACAGGAATGGCGGCGTTTTACCGACCGTTTCGTTAACAGCCAGGCGCATATCATCATGTGTGGCCGCGCGGGCTATGAGTATGACTTTTTCGAGGGCGACGACGGAAAGCGCCAGTTAGAGAAAACCGGTATCAAGATGAAAGCCGAAACCGAGACTGGTTATGAACCCTCGATTTTGATCCAAATGGAAAAGCAAATGGATCTTGAGTCCGGGCAGGTATGGCGCACCGCGCGCATTCTTAAGGACCGCTCTACTCGCATCGACGGCCAGACATTCGCGAACCCGACCTTTAAACACTTTCTGCCGCACATTGAGTTCCTTAACTTGGGCGGAACACATTTAGGCGTGGAAACCTCTCGCTATAATGGCGAGCTGTTTGCCGATGATGGTTTGCCGACATGGCAAAAAGAGAAACGCGCGAAAGAGATCGCCCTCGATGAGATCGTCGAGCTGCTGAATAAACATCATGGCGGCACAAGTAACGACGCTAAACGCGCTAAAGCCGATCTTTTGGAACAGGTGTTCTGCTCTCGCTCCTGGGAGCGAATTAAGGGCATGGACTGGCCGACCATCAAAGCGGCCCGCTCCGCTCTATGGCTTCAACTGGAAGGGGCTCCTTACGAATTCCCCGCTCCTTCTGGCGCGGAGAAAAGCGAACCAGATGCGGCTTACGATGAAGTGATCCCACAGTAATAACCGGGCCCACGCCCCGCTTTTTAGTAGTGAATTAAATTTTGTATTTTGATAGCGGCTTTCGGGCCGAGGAGGATTTCATGAGTGAAGTAGTGATGATTGTATCCCCTGGGAAATGGGTTGCGGAAGAACAGCTTATTGCGCTTAAAGGGTTCAAAAGAGGAACGTTGAAAAGAGCAAGGGAACAAAGCTTTCTTGAAGGCAAAGAGTACATACATGTCGCGCCTGATGGTCAGCCCTGGGATAACAGCCCCTGCTTTTATAACCTGGAAGAGATAGATCGTTGGATTGAACGGCAGGCGATGGCAAAGCCGCGCCGTTATATAGCTTAAGTGAACTTAGTAAAAAGGAGACGTAATGATTGAGTACCCAACCGGTGTCGAAAACCACGGTGGGAAGCTTCGCATCTGGTTTATCTACAAAGGAGTAAGAGTCAGGGAAAACTTGGGAGTCCCTGACTCCCCTAAGAATCGTAAAAAAGCCGGTGAGCTTCGCAATGCTATCTGTTATGCCATCAAAACGGGCACGTTTGATTATGCTGCTCAGTTCCCGGACTCACGCCATCTGGCCCGCTTTGGTTTAGCTAAACCAAACATCGATTTCGCTACTCTCAGTGAGAAATGGCTCTCGTTAAAAGAAATCGATGTTTGCAAGAATACCTACGTGCGTTACAAAGCGTCTATTAAGAACGTTATGCCATACGTTGGCGCAGATACGCTTATCGCCTCAATGAACCAAGAATTTTTGCTCTCGTTGCGTAGAGAATTACTTCTGGGTTTTCAACGCCCTAAACATTGGCATACAAAACCGATTAAAGGCCGTACCGCCTCGACTGTAAATTACTATATGCGTGTTATAAACGGGGTATTAGAGTTCGCCAGCCATAATGGTTATATATCTACAAATCCCATGCGAAATATAACCTCATTAAAAAGATCGAAATCAGAACCAGACCCATTAACGAAAGATGAGTTTGAGCGGCTTATCGCAGCTTGTGACAATCGGCAGCTTAAAAATCTCTGGAGTCTGGCTGTATTCACCGGCATGAGACATGGTGAAATATGTGCCTTAGCTTGGGAAGATGTAGATCTCAAGGCTGGTACTATCTCTGTCACAAGGAATTACACTGCCGCCCGTAACTTTACTCCTCCTAAAACTGACGCCGGAACAGACAGGAAAATAGTGCTGATTGATGCAGCTATTGCTGTCTTACGAGATCAAGCGGAACTTACAAGACTTGGTAAGCAGCATGATATCAGTGTCGCTCTACGCGAATACGGTAAAAAGCGACTGGATAAGTGCACGTTCGTCTTCAGCCCTGCCGTGTACACTAAAAACCCTCATTGTGGGATTAACTACGCCACAGGCTCACTGAACCAAAGCTGGGCCTCGGCTATGCGGCGTGCGGGAATTCGTCACAGAAAAGCTTATCAGTCCAGACATACTTATGCTTGCTGGGCTCTTTCTGCAGGAGCTAACCCTAACTTTATCGCCGGGCAAATGGGTCACGCTAACGCGAGGATGGTGTATCAAGTTTACGGTAAATGGATGTCTGAAAACGATGCGGATCAGTTGTCTATCCTGAACAAAAGCATAACTGTAAATGCCCCGACCATGCCCCATAGTAAAACCGCTTATTAA